CAATCGCAATCATGCGCCAATTCTTGTAATCGTCAATTTTCATTTTGATAGAGATATTCAAGCCCGTTCTTTTGGTCTCGAATACCCTCAACGGTATCACCACTTACATAGAACACCATGTAATAATACTTATCTTGAGCGGTGGAGTAGACCCAACCCGTGTACCGTTGACCGTCCGCATAATCCTCAATCTGTTCCCAATCATTGAGCTTATTCAGAGAGGAGGGAACATCTGTCTGCGACAGGGCGTTTTCAATGTTCTCTGCCAGTTCCACCGAGATACTGTTTTCCTCTGCGAACTTCTCAGCGTCCGTCTTTTCCGCGACAGGTTCTTTCTGACCGCAACCGACTAACGCGAATACCATCACGACCATACACAATGCTAAAATCAGCTTTCTCACACACCGACCCTCCTTATCCCTTGCTGTTTGCACTTACGAAAGAATGTGGACTCCGACAGCCCCGACTGCTCAATGGCGTCTTTCAGTGGGAGAGAACCCTCCTGCCAACTCCGAGCCGCACCGAGAAATCTGTCCGTCACGGCAATCGGCTTACGCCCTTTGTATTTTCCCGCCGCTTTGGCAATCTCAATGCCCTCGCGCTGACGCTCAAGGATATTCTCCCGCTCCAACTCCGACAACGCCGCAAACACCGTCAGCATGAACCGCCCTTGCGGGGTGTTGGTGTCCACTTTCTCTTTGTCCGACACAAGCTGAACGCCACGGGCAGACAGGACACCCACCGTGTTCAGCAGGTCTTTGGTGCTACGGGAGAGCCTTGAGAATGACTCCACATACAGAGTATCGCCATCACGGAGAAACGACAGCATTTCATTAAACTGCGGTCTGTCCGTATTCTTCCCACTGATTTTGTCGAGAAAGACTTTCTCCACACCGAGGGACTTCATAAGCTCCACCTGTCTCGCCGGATTTTGCTCTGCGGTGCTGACTCGTACATAACCGACCCTCATGTACTCACCTCCGATTTACTTTTCCTTTGGGATATAGGTGATTTCGATGTCGTACCCAAGAGCTTCCATGATTTCAACGAAAGTCTTGTTCATAATCCCGTCTTTCTTCTTGACGATTCTGTTGACATACTGTCCCGTAGTCCCAATCTTTTCTGCAATGGTCTGTTGTGTCACACCCTGTTCAACACATTTGACCTTTACATCGAGTTCAATATTATTGCGTACCATAGTGCGTCCTCCTTTAGTTTGTGAGATTAGTGTAGCACAAGAGAAGATGAATGTCAATACAAAAGAGATAATTTATAGTCCTTTTTATTCTTTTTGAAATTTTCGGCTACTCGCCGTACTCCCTCCCGGCACGGCGGCGGGGCGCGTTCCCCCTCCGGGGGTACAGCGTCAAGCCGCCCCGCGTCCGCTGTCAATAGCATTTCGCGCCCGTGACAGTACCGCCAAAAGTGCGAAAAACAACCCTATTGAACGCGCCCCGCGCCCCTGTCAATAAACTACACCCAAACGACAGCAACGCCGGACGGCTTGACGGACTCCCGAACGCGCCGCGCATGGGTACAGCTTGCAAGACATACCGCCCACAACGCAACAGAACGCCACGCAACGGGCATAATATAAGCGGTGTATATCCTTATACCCCTAACGCAATAAAACCCCATGCGGCGCATTACAGCGGCTATAATAGGGCATAGGAAAAGCCCCGCCAATAATAGCGGGGCTTGCCTGTTATTTATTGATTTTTAGCAATTCAGCCAATACCACCAACGGAAAAAGCAAGATACAAATAAGCGTCATTTTCTCAACCTCCTATATTATGCGAATGTAAAGCGGCGGCTTTCCGTTGTCCGGGTATATTTCGCGGCTATTTCGGGCGCGTCCTTTTTTAGCGCTGTCGTATCAATCCGGGAGGAAACAACCGCTTTATAACTTGCTTTATGTTCCGTTCCCGTCAAGCTGTCAACGCCTGTTTCCCTCATGTACTGTTTTAGCGCGTCTTTCAATGCGTCAATGTTTGCGGCTATTTCCTCACCCATGCGGATATATTCCGCTAATTCTTTCATAGTGCTATCAATGTTCATTGTAAAACCTCCTGTAATTTGAATATTTCAGCATTTCGCAACATAGAAACGAATATGTAAAAATGGCGATTTGTGCGCGGATTATATCCACAATAGCCCATATCATTTTTATATACCCGGATAATATCGCCGGGGCGCGTTTCTGTTGTTTCTATGAGCATTTCACCCGTTATCCGGGTAAAATGGCGGGGTATTCGGTTACTTGCCATTATTCCACCTCCCGCGCAAAACGCGCCCCGAAAAACCAATAGGTTTTATTTTTCGATATTTCCACAATATCGAATTTTTCCGCAAACATGGCTTTATCACGGCTTTCACAATACTCCCGTTTATTCATGGCGTGTTACCTCCTCAATAAATGCCGCTTGCAATTCGCGCAACCTATTTCTCGCATCATTTAATTTTGTGGAATAGCGGTACATATCGCGTATTATTTCCGCTTGCTTTTCGTACCGTTCCCGCAATTCATAGGACGGGCGAACACTCCCGAACGGGGCATAACCTGTTACAATAGCAACCCCGCCGCCCATATCGTAAATATCAGCCGCCCAACCCTCCCGGCGTTCGGTGTATGCAACCGGGCTTTCATAATTCAAAAGGTTTTGTAAACCGCAATAGGGAACACAAATAATTGTGTTGTAATTCGCCTTAATTGCCTTTTGTGTTGTCTTGAATTTCATTTTCTTTACCTCCTCAATAATTCGCGGCGCGTCTTGCGTACATTGCTTTTAGACTTTCGGCGGGGGTCATATCCGCGCCGCCGTGGGGCTTTTCCTCCACCGGGAGCGCGTCCCACCACTTTTTACCGCCGCCCGAAATGCCGAACATTTCAATAAATGCGTTGATATGGCGCATTGTGGTTGCGCTGTACCCCTCCCACATTCGGACAAATTCGCCGCTTTTATCAATCTTGCAAACGGTAGTATCATAGGATTGTAAAAGCGTTTCCCCGTCCTTTTCAATAACTTTCGCTTTCCCGTAAAAGGATTTTGCGCGGTCATAGCCGCCCGGCGTCAATTCGTAAATTCGCATTTTGTAAACCTCCTATAATCTGTTTTGTGTTGTTTGTTGTCCTGTTGTGATTATAGTATAATTCAGCTTTTCCGAATTGTCAACCCTTTTTTCAATATTTTTTATCTTTTTCGGATTATTTCAAATCCTACTTATTATATAGCGAAATTCACCCCGCGCCGCCGTCCGGCAATGGGGCATTTTGCTTTATTGCAGTAAAGTGTTAATAGGAGCGGGGCAAAATCCCTACAAATCCGTAAAAAATCCGCGCAAAAAGACCGCCCAACGGTGGCGGCAGGTGAGCCGCGCTCCCGCTTGGGCGGTCTGCGTGATAGTCGATAGTCGAAAGTCGTTTGAGAGTCGAGAGTTGTTAGTCGCTCTGAGAGTCGCTGTCAGAGTCGATGAGATAACGCTGTCGAATGTCCTCTGCGTCATAGTCGGAGTCGTTCTGCTGATTGGGAGTCAGCACATATTCGGTCTTGTCTTGATAGCCGTAGTTGTTCTTGCCGAGGAAGATACCCGAAACAGGGTTAATTTTGCCACTGTTCATGTAGGTTTCCCACATATTTTCCAACATTTTATACGCCTTTTTAATGGAGTCGGCTACCTCTCGCGGCAATGCTGTCTTATATCCGGCACTTCCAGTCGATCTATCATGTGCAATAGCCGTCAATGTCTGTCTGCTCATTCCGTTCAGTGCAATAGCCATTCCTGCAACAGTCGGCTTCAAGTCAGCTTTCTCATACAACGCAAAATATTCACCCAATCTCTGAGTGACTGCATTTACATCATTCATATCAATATCCTGCATATTAAACAATGCTATATTGATACTCATAATCTTCGTATTATCTCCCGCTTCGAGCATAAGCCCGTTATCACCAATGACAGGGGAGTTTCCACCACGGGGCTTTTTCTTAATCACCTGCACATCTTTCTCCGTCTTTTTCTCTGCCATTTTCCAATGCACCTCCGTAAAGTCGTATAATCGCACGAGAGTCCTCTTTCCGAGTCGGAGAGTCCTCTTTTCTTCTTATTCTTCTTACAAGTAAGTAGTTAAAGTAGTTAAAAATCGGGTTTTGCGTGTAACTTCTTATAGTAGGGATTTTCCTATATAGAGGAAGTTACACGCAAAAGCTAAAAAACAACTACTTTTACTACTTCAACTTGACCGTTTTAATCCGATACAGACTATTTTCCAATCTGATTGAGACAAGCCCCTAAAAAGGTCGTTATCCGATTAGGATTAGTTTTTCAAAGACCTGCTCATTTTCGTCTGCAAAACGAAAAGTCGAAAAGATTATTTTTCAATCTTATTCGGATTAGTCTCCTAATGTCGTTTAGGATTATTTTTCAATCCTTTTCGGATAATCGAGCTTTTTCATTTTCGAGCAGGAAAGCCACAAGCATTTGAGACTTCATTTTCCAACTCGCAAGCCACGGGAGACGCGTCCCGTCCAGTATGTGAGAGACGATTTCGTTCGGATTTATGTCCTCAAGCATACCCGCAAGCTCATTCAGAATTTTCATTTCCATTTGCCACCATTCTTTCATAACCTGTGCAAAGATAGATATTGTGTACCGCCTTGCTCTCATTGAGACATTCAAAACAAGTTATACAGTACCCATGATTGCACTCATCATAAGACGCATTACACGCACAGTCGTAACATTTGCAGGTGGGAACAGCGAACGGGCATTTAACCGTTTTCGTGCTGTCCCTCCTTAACAGGTGCGAACACGGCGGGGTTATCCAGTATCACCATGTGAAGCACATTTGCAAGCTCGTCAACCTTTTTCTCATCGTGTTCGGCATAGCCAAGATGGTCGAGCATACCGTGAATCATTTCGTGAAGAAAGTCGGCTTCCATTTTCGCCTGTGCGTTCGGACAGATACGGATAACCAAGTCGGTATAGGAGATTTCGCCGGAGTAATTCACATTACCCAAGTCGAGCTTGTTCGTGATTTCCACGCCGTAAACCTTTGCACCGATTTTCAGCTTTTCGGGTATCGTCATTTCCTGTACCTCTTTTCTGCGGACTGAATCCGCTCGTAGATGTCCTCAAGGGACTCCGTAACCACGATATAATCCTCCTCGCCGCCAGTAAAACAGACGGTATTTCTACCCTGTACGCAGGTGACAGCGGTGACGAGGTTGAGATTTACAAGCACCTGTCCGATAGTCGGGTTTGTAAGCCAAATGAACATTATTACACCTCCTCAATTATCCACATTCAGAATGATACACGGCTTCCAGTATGGGTCATATTCGGCAACCGTTTTCTTCACGAGAGCGTCAAACTCCTCATCAGTGTAATCACCATCGGCAAGAGAGTCCGCGACAGCTTCCTCGAACTCGTCCCTATCGGTGTAGCACATACAGTCGTTGACCGTCTGAGTGCAGTCGAGAAATTCTCCCTTGTACGCCTTGATGTAACTACAACTCATATAGGGATAATCCCCGCTATTGGCTTCCTCACCCGCAAAGACGAGAAGTGGGAGGGCGGGGTTCTCGCGGATAAGCTGACGCAGTTCATCAGCAGAATGGAGTAGCCCGGTAGGGTGGCGTTCATCGTTTGTCATTCTAATCTCTCCTTATCATCTCTCGCACCCACAAGGGCGGCGAGTTCATTCATAAATTCATTTGCGCGGTCGGTGTCGATAAAAGAGCCGTACACCGTACAGGTGTTGCCTTTTTCTACACAAAGACAGGGCTTTTTCCTGTCGGGGAAGCGGTATGCACCGATTTTCACGCTACCGTCCACGGTCAATACTCTTGACATTATTTGACCTCCTTTAGCGCGGCGGCAAGGCGTAAGCAAATTCCCACATGGTATGCAACGCACCCCTCACCAATGCACGGGTAAAAACACTGTGAGACGAAATCACCCTGTCCCCTTAAAATCGCCTTATGCTCATCGGTATATACTCTGTACGGGCAGGACTTAAAGCGTCCTTTCTCGTCCAAGCAAGAAGCGTTCATTTATACTACCTCCTTGAGCTTCAAGCCCCAATAAATCATAAATCCACTGGAAGTCGATTTGCGGTCAAACCATTCGGGGTGACGCTCCATTTCAGAATTGAACTTCCGCGCGGACAGCACATACGCGCCCTCAGACTTCGCCCACAGTTTGAACGCGGTATAGAGGTCTTTCGCCTTGATGAGAGTACGCTTGTTTTTCTCACCGTAGGGATTATTTTCTTCTTCGGGGACACGCACACAGCGGTTTTCGAGGAACTGCAATACAAGGTCGTTATCCCGCTCGTATCGCTCAACAACCTCTGACAAGCTCTTAGACATTGTAAGACCGTTTTCCTTGTACTTGATGTAACCGTGCACGAGCCACATGAAAATGCCGCTCATAGCGTCAAGGGAGGTCAGTTCGTCCTTGAGGTGAGTGTCCTGCTCAGACGGAGAAAAATGCCTGTTGAACTCAATCACCTTGATACGCTGAGACGCGAACAGGGATTTGTCTGTTACCATCGGCAGGTCGTTACAGGAGAGCCACAAGGTAAATTGAGGACGGTATGTGATAGCTGTCTGATAGAGCGCACGAGCGGAGATTTCTTCACCGCCTGTAAGCTGTTTGATTTTCTCCTCGTCCAGTTTGCCGTACTCATTGCTCTCACTCATCGTGACAAACCGCTTGCCCTTGAGTCCGGCAAGGGTAGGGGACGCGGCTTCCGCGTCTTTCTGCCTGTCACCACGGCAAATCATACCGACAGGAGCGACTTTTGCATAATCCCCAAGCATATACTCAATCGTATTGAGGAGGGTACTCTTGCCGTTACGGGTCGTTTTGCCGTGGAGGATAAACATACATTCCTCATTGCTCATACCGAGCATGGAGTACCCAAGAGCGCGTTGCAGGAAGTCAGCTTTATCCTTATCACCCTGTGTAACTTCATCAATGAACTGTTCCCACCGCGTACACTTCACATCACGGCGTACCGTGTGCCGGAAACGGGTTTGCATGGTGAGAAAATCGTCCCACCGTGGTTCTCTGAAAGAATAGTCCTCCAAGGAATATGTCCCGTTGAGACAGTTGATGAGGTAGGGGTTGGAGTCGAAATCCGTAGCAGAAATGCGGAGTTCGCCTGTTGCGTCCTTGAGGATTCTATCTCTCATACGCCTATCACCCATCTTGTTCACGAATGAGGTGTACGCCTTTCGGGTATCATCGTCTGTGATTTCGCCACAGTAGAGAATCATCAAGCGCACAAAGTCCTTGATTTTCTCCGAGACAAGGATTGCACCCTCGTCACGCCGCCACGCACCCTCAAAATAGGTGTACCAACTCTTATGCTCTGTGCAGTACCGCGCTTCGCGGTTGTAGAGCATACCGAACAGGTTTGCCATACCCATTTCCGACCACTCAAAGCCGGAGGAAGTCTCATCAGCGCGTTCGGGGTGGTAGGACTTAATGATATACATTTTATCGGACAGGTCTTCGTCCATAATGCACCTGCCGTTACTCAGCTCAAAAAGCTCTCTGTCACCTGCCATTTACCTCACCTCACTTTTTATCTCCGTACTTCGTAGCCTGTGTTCTCAGCGTTGCCAACTTCTTCTTATACCGCTCGAAATAGCAGAACTTGACTGCTTCCTCGATTTTCTTGGAGTCAAACACAAGAGACTGATGGTCTTCGGAGAGCATAGCTTCCTGTAAGAGATTGTCCAAGAACAAGTTGTAGCGGAACACATCGTTCTTGACGGAGTTATAGGAACTGACGGACAATGTGACCGTGTTGATTTCGTTACTTGCCATTTCTGATTACCTCCACATGGGGCAATGCCCTCAAGATTTCACAAAACTCGCGCCACTCGTCCAGTTTATGACCCTCGCGGTAGTCGAGCATATTCATCACATTCTCGTAGGTCATAGTAACCGTGCGCCGCTGATTGTAACTGGACGGGAGAAGCTGAATCATCTGCCACCAACAGTCCTTATCGTGGGTGACAAGAAAATGCTTTCGCTCCAAGTTCATCACATCGAGAACACCCTGTAACGCGGCGATAGACAGTCCGACAAGATGTTCCGTGCTGAAATCAGAGAGTTCAAACTCCTTTGCGGCGATTTTGTGCATGGTGGAACAGGAATTAGCGGTCGTACCTACCTTGTAGGTGTCAAACTCTTTCCACCAGTACAGCGGAGCAGTGATGTCCATAGCGACAAAAATCTGCCGCAGATACTTTCTGTGCGCGTGTCCCGCCGCAAACAGCTTTCGCATAAGAGTAAGGTCATTCTCACCGATTTCATAGCAGTAATACGGTGTGCAGTCATGCTCTTTCGGGTAGCAGATACCCTCGCGCTCGATACGACCGCATTTGCCGCAGTCAACGGCGTGGTAACTGTCCGACCTGTCCCAACTGTTCAAAGGATTTCTCATACCACGGATAGCGTGTTCAAATCCCCAAACTTCAATGTTTTCTACCTTAATCATTGGTGTTTCCTCCTACCAGTTTATCAAGAATTTGTTCATACAGCGTTTTGTAGAGGTCGCGCTCCACCTCTGTGGGTGTGCTTTTCTGCGGCGCGTTTTCATCAATCCCCCCCCCGACAGGAAACGGGGAGTTGATACCGAGAGACACGAGCAGAGCGTTGTCAATGTTTTTCAGCTCTTTCGTGGTGCAGGATTTAATGAATGTGGAAAGCCGTTCCTTTGATACCGTCTGAATGTTCTCACAGAGGGCAGTGGACGGAACGCGGCACATCACAGGGACATGGGTGGGAAGCGGTTTCTTTTCCTGCGAGGTCAAGAATACGATTTCCACATTGGGAGAGTGTCGATTGTTTATGTCGTTGGACACGACTACGCCGGGTCTACCTGCTCTCTGTTCAGAACCCGTGACCGTATAAAACGGCATTATGTAGTAAATGTCACCTCGATAGATTTCTGTCACCGATAAGACCTCCTTTAATCTTCAAGAGATTGTTTCTTGTCTCTTTGTGATTAGATAATAACACGAAAAAGATTAGTTGTCAACACTTATTTTAATATTTCTTATCTTTTTCGTGTTATTTCTCTTTTCACCTGCCGAATGATGATTTCTCCGTCCACATCGGTGAGGAAAGTGGACCAATCCGAGCGGAAGAACCGCTCACACTCCGTAATGCCGGAGGTGTTTTCATCGTCCAACGCAGTACGGTAATTCTTGACCGCTTGCAAAATGATTGCGTTTATAAGCGCGTGATAGGGTTCATATTTCATCGTTTGTACCGTGTCACACTGTTACAGATTGTTTGTATCTCACCCCTGTCAAGAGGAGGGTCACAGGCAACCGTGTTACAGTAAAGCAGTTCGTCATATATCTGTTGCTTACTGTAGCCTTGATTGTGGAGCATACCCGCAAGTGAGGTCAGACAGATATTGCGGCTACCGTTCGGGATTCGAGGATAGACAGGACGGAGCTTGATACGATTGTTTTCGGGCATTTCCCATATCGGGCAGTAGATACGACCACCATAAGCGGCAGTATCTTTTTCTCGCTGAGTTTCGGGAAAATACTTTTCGACAATATACTCAATCGCGCTCTGATTTTCTTCGATAGAGCGAAATAGAAGTGTATCACCCGTCATAATGAAGTACCGGGAGGACTTGTAAATCTCAACACCTGCAAGGTTGTTCTTGCCCTTGAACGGCAAGTCCCCTTTGAGCAGGATATGAAATCCGCGACCACTCTTGGATTTCTCCGTGTAGCTTCGGCATTTGCCGATAATATCTGCCGCAAGAGGAGAAAGAAGTCCGTCCTCGTCATAACCCGTGTCGATGTCCACCCCGACAAATCCGTTGTCGTTAAACACAAACCCACAGTAGTCGTAATGACCGTCTGAAACCGATTTGTGCGCGGTATCGAAATCAGCCCATGTCTGCGGATTAGTGGAGGACGCGGCTTCATTCTCCCATGCTTTCATCGGGACTTTGCTATTGCCACGAGTACAAACCCACTGATTCAGTTTTTTTAGTTCCGCAGGTATGTTCTCGTAGCAGTTCACACAAGTCCCCTCCTTTTTGCAACTTTGCGTTCAAGCTCATTTACGAGCTTCCAAAGAATATCCTGTTTAATCTCCAACGCAACGGACAGGTTGTAGATGTTATCGGGAATCGTATCTCCCTCACGGTAGATAGTGAGTAGCATTTCCCGCTCCTTATCCGTAAAGCCTTTCAATGCGCTGTCACAGGCGAACCAGTTCTTTTTATCCGCGTCACTGCGGAACTTCGGATTGGCGTGACGGGCGTAGAAACGCATACAGTGTTGGACATATTCGGAGTAAAATGTTCTCATTCCGCAACGCCCTCCGTCTTACGGGGAGCGGACTTCTTAAACACCTCTCCGGCAAAGTACCACTTATCGTCCACATTGATGGGATAGCCCTCAATATCGGACTTCTGCATAGTACCTGTGTCGATAATGTGCTGTGCGGAAGCGACAGTCATCTGATTTTTCACAAAATCCTTGCCCGTCTTGAGCAGAAAAGCAACCTTGCCGTTTGCCGTTTTGAGCTTGTAACTCATTTTGTTTCCTCCTTATTCCATGTGGAAATATCAATACCGTAATCTTTTAGCTTCCGAGAACAGAGCCACGCTTTGTCCTCGTCACCCATTTCGTACCGCTTAACAAGTGCGTCAAGCTCAGTGGAAAAGGAATCGTAAAACGCCCTCAGACGCTTTTTACCGAAACCGAACTTCTCGTGAAGTAGCCACAGGATAACCGCGTCCACCTCGTCAGCGTTTTTCTTGTCGTACTCCGCACACTGTCGGAGGATTTCTGCGTCAATCGCTTTCTGCTCCTTGGCAGAGAATTGAACGCCGAAAATGTGACCGTTCGCTCTCTTGAATACTGCCATCGTCAAATCCCTACCACATGAGACGCAAGCATATCTGCTTGGTGCGTCCACAGGACATTCGGGAAAGCGTGTACGGCGCGGGTGTAATCCCGCCATTCTTCTTTTTCGGTAAACGCACCCATGTGGTAGCGTATACACGCGACTTCCTCATCGGTTAGCGTGAGGAATTGGGAGAGAAGAATGATGGATTTATCACCGTGACCTTTGAAAAGCGTGTTGGGATTATATTCCCAATCAACAATGTGGTCGTGCAAAGCCCCGTCTTTACAACAAGTTCCTCGATACTGGTCGATTTTGCAAAGGTCGTGGAACATACCCACGATGAACGGACTCGCGGGGCGTTTCCACTTGAGAGCGTTCGCCGCCGAAAGCTCCACAAGCAGGTTCATCACCATAAAGGAATGGTCGAACAGACCTCCCGCATAATTACCGTGGTACTTTGTGCTTGCCGGGGCGTTGAAAAATCCGTTTTCACCAAGCCACTTGAGAAAATCGTCTTTGACAATCCCGGCGAGATTGGTACTCATCATAAGGTCAAGGCGTTCTTTATCAGTCATTTTGTACCTCCTCTGTAAACGGCAGGTCACAACATTCCGGGTGATATTGCTGTGTCCACAGCGCACCAAGCATATTCCACAGAAACGCTCTATCGTGTGGTTCGTCCTCGTCACTGCGAATAAACTTGATGTAGTGGCGCACACCGCTGTCGATATAGCAGTGAAGGGGAATACCTTTTTCCCAATTACGCTCACCGTATTTGTTGCAACCGTCCTCATAGTGCTTGGAGACCTCTAACAGAGCCGTATAAAGACTCCCATATCGGTACTCCGCGAAAGACTTGATTGCGGCTACAAGAGAGCTTCTATTGCCGGAACGAACATACTGGTCGATACGGCAGAGAATTTCATCATCAATCATATCGGCTATCACACCGAGCGGGAGCAGGTCACACCTGCCTTTGCCCTCGTTGATGTCTCGTACCGCGCCGGAGTCAAATTCTCTGCGGTTGCCGCTATCCTGTAATTCCATTTACGATACCTCCTTTAGAGGGAGGGGAGCTTTCGCTCCCCATACCCATCAACCTCCGAGCAGTGCGTCAAGGTCGAGACCCTTTTTCGGTGCGGCAGGAGCGGGGGTAGTAGCCTGTTTCTGAGGAGCAGGAGCGGCGTTCTTGTCCTTGCCGAGCGTCAGCGCACGGGACACAGGTTCGGTATCAAAATACTCAGCAGGAGCTTTATCACCGAGATTTGCAAAAGTGACCGTCTTGTTCGGGTCTTTATTGGACGGGAGCTTGGTGTGGACAACCTCCGCTTCAATGAAGTGGTCGATAAGCTCCATCGGGTCAATGTCCTCAAGGGTGTAGTCACCCATAGCGGTCTTGGCAAAATAGGAAAAAGCGTTCAGAGCTTTTTCATTCGGTTCATCGTTCTTGTCCTTGATGGTGAAGCGTTCGGTCTGAGTCATACCCGCCGCGTTCACGAGCTTAATCTCAATCTTGCCAAACTCCTCATCGTAGGACACATCGTAAATGCGGAACACATAAGTTCCCTCCGGGATAAGAGTGAAACCACTCGTCATAGGGATTCTTGCCATGTTATTTACCCTCCTTAATATTCGGTACGGAGAATGACTCCGACAATTTCCTCGTCCACGAGGTCTACAGGTCTCTTGATAACCAATGCGGAAATCTTCTCGTCAACGAACATTTCCACAATGTCACCACGCTCGATAAGAGCATAACCATCATTGCAGATAGCGGTCTTATCAATGCTGTTTTCGGTGGCGAAAATACGCACACAGTCCTTGATTACACCATCGGCAACAGGCATGACCGCTTCGACCAGTTCGCAAGGCTGAGAAAAGGTGTCGTAATTGATAATGTTTTCAATGAGAGAGAGCATACTCGCGCTATCACAGGCGGTTACAGTGCGAATGTCTTCCGGGACTTTCATAAAGATAGAGCCGGAGGACAACCAACGGTCTCCATTTTCACGAACATAGAGAATACCATCAGCTCCGAGAGATTTTACGAATTTCTTAAATTTCATTGTCTTTATCCTCCTTATTTCACCGTCATGCGGTACTGTTCAGATTTCTTCTGATATTTGTCGAGCAGACCGTCAGCTTCGAGAGCTTTCTTGTCGATGGTCGCGGTCTCCGAGCGGGACACAGACCAAGTGTAGATAGAACCCTTGATTTCAACCTTTTTATCACCGTCACGGAACTGCCCCATAGCGTGTTCCTTGATGATATTGTTGATTTCTCCGAGCCGCTTTTCCTTGTCTGCAATAGTGGCGTTCGTTTTGTCGATTTCGCCTTTCAGCCCCTCCGCTTCGACAATAAGAGCGTTAATGTCGGTATCGGGGGTGAGGTTGTGAGTACGCAGAGCCGCAAGCAGTTCAGCGTCTTTCTTCTCGTCATAGACCGGGGAAATGCCGCTGTCCACATACTCAGCCCACCAGTTCTCAACGAACTTGATTTTCTCTGCGAAATCGGGATAACGCTCACTCACCTTGAACTCCACGGTAATGGTGTTCTTGATGTTCGGCGTGTACTTCGTGGGGTCAGCGTAGTCCTTTTCTTCAAGGAAAGACGCGACCATAATCACATTGTCCACACCGAGCAGGTAAGCGTAGAGGGCGGCTTGCAGAGCGTAATATTCGGGAGCGTCATTCTGCCAGTCCTCGATACGCTTGGTGGTCTTCATTTCAAGAACCGTGTCTACAACGCCGTTCTCATCAACGCCGAGGTAGTCCCACATACCGCCAAGATGTTTGCTTTCGGGGAAGAAATCGCCCCAAGTGGATTTGAAATAATCCTCACCGTAACGGTCGGTCGGAGTAATGATGTCCATACCGTAGGACTTCTTCATGTACTCTGCCTGTTTGGGTTCGATTGCCTTACCTGCCTTTGTGTAGATAGTGTCCTCAAACGGGATTTCGTATGTCTTGGTAATCGCAAGCCACATTTCAAACGGCGTAGACCACGGGTTCAGACCGAGGATTGTAGCAAAGCGCGTACCTGTAATTTTCTTCGTGCGCTTCGGTGGCGCAATCTTGAGCTGTCTGCTTTCAAGCCATTCCATTATTCGTTACCTCCCTCAAGCATAGCGGTGATTTTCTGAATCAGCGTCTCGCAATCGGATTTGCTGATAGAGGTAAAGCCCTCTGTCTGCACCGCAATCTGAGCAATCATTTCTTCCTTAGTCGGGTCAGCGTCCTTGAGCTTTTTCAGCACTGCCTTGAGACCCTTAATCTGCAACGGCGTAGCGTTGTCCTGCGGGGCGGTGAGTTCCTGCTTTACTTCCTGTCGCTGTTCGGGAGTAGCAGGAGGGGCTTTCAGAGCAGATACGGGAGCGGGGGTGGGCTTACCGATGTCGCTGTCAATGCTGTCGCTCTCGCAAATGTCGAGCGCAATCATATACAGATAGCGGCGCATATAGGTGATAGAAGAACCAAGAGCTTGCATTTCATTGGTAGCCTGTTTTCCCGCGTTGCTGATAATCGGGGCAATCTGATTGAACGGAGCAACGAACGGGATATACTCCTCATCGGGATTGTCGATGTTGACAATCTTCATCGTTGCCACATTGGAAGTGAAGTTCACGATAGGGATAAGACCGACCTCACTGAAAATGCGGGTGGCGGTAGGAACAATATCGTCAAGCTCGAAATACTTGAATGACAGGTGCATATTCTTACCCGTCTTCTGCACATCAGCTTGCAGGAACATTTCCCTTGCCTTGAGCAATTTCTGATAGACATTCAGTGTAACGGTCTCCTTTTTTGCGGTAGTTGCCATTTTTCGTTTTCCTCCTTTTTTCTTTTCGGGTTTGATACCCAAGAAATCATTGATTCTCTTTTTTGCCATTTCGATATAGAATGTTCTGTCTACATCGTCTATGGTTAGATGATTGTCGTTGTCGATGATACAGTGGTCGGGGAGCATTTCGATTTTCGCAGTAGCGTCCGTCTCAGCTTTGACCTTGAACAGCTTCCCGTATCGCTCATTAGCCGTGGCATATACACGGTTTACTTTCTGTACCGGGACTTGCTCACCATCGACAATGTGATAGGCTTCGCGGTATTTTGCACCCGCTTTGGCTATCAACTGGAAGTCGAAAATATCCGTACTGCCGTTAATTGTTTCCTCAACGGGTGTACCGTGGACAAAATACTCGATGAGAGCTTTCTTGACGATAACCATATTGTTGTTTATCGCCCACGCGCCCTTTACGGACACACCGTAGTTCAGATACCCACCAACGGTCTTGACCTCGCCATCGGTCTTAATCATCAAGAGGTTGTTCACATCTTTAATCCAAACCTTTTGCACATCATCGACCTCAAGCTCGAACTTGGTTTCGGCTTCCCACGCATGAGCGATTTCGTCTACAAGCGCGAGTTCCGATTTGTCGATAGAGTACATCAGACCATCGGTGTTGAGGTTAAGTAGCTTGATGGTCTTACAGGCGTTCAACAGGCGCATGGTAAGAACCGTGAGGAAAAGCTGTCCCGATATACGCAGAGAGCGGGTCGGGAGGGGGTCATACAGGTCGTTGTAACGATTCTCCTGTGCGCCCGATACCGTGTTAAGTGGTAGCTTCAAGTCCTTTGCAGTCTGCTTATCGCCGTTGTGCTTCGCCTGTATGCGGTCACGCTTGATAGCGTAGAACAGTTCCGGGTCGGGGACATTGCGGGAGAGATACTTGTAAATCTCAATCAGCGAGGGGTACAGACTTGAAACATCACGGTTTTGGATAACCCTGTCCTCTGTTGCTTCCTCGTAATAACCTGTCAAACTACCGTGAA